CAGGCTCAATGCGTAGTGTGCGAGTGCCATCCTGTTTGCCATGAGAGCGGTCACAAACAGTAAGCACTTCACTCCTAATGTCTCCAAAAACAACATCCGGGTTTTCCCGGTTTGCCCACATCATGCGGCCACCACAGCAAGGGTCTAGGATTTTTACTGACATGATTCCTGCTCCTGCTTTGCTGGAGTTGAGTGTAGTGGGCACAGCCTCCACGCCTGCTCAGTCTCTCCGCAGCAGCAATCTTGGAGACTACCGACACTGGCATTGCTCAGAGAATTCCGTAGCGCTTCGACAAGTTCGCGCACCAATCCACATGAGATAATCATGTTGGAGCTGGAAAGAATTGGATCTTTCGCTGTCTGATAAGCAGACTCTGTGCCAAAAGGCTCAGGCACTGCGGCGCTGGGCTGTTGTGAGTCAACTTCCCATCCTTTATGTAACGAAACTTCGTCAGCGTAAGACTCACAAATACTGTTTTGGCATTGCTGAAAAATCTCTACTTCGTGTGTCCCGCAGTTGGCGCAATTCTTCCAACTTTTCGGCACAACGGAGCTGGGATGTTGCGCTCCGTTCAAAATTTCATTTAATTCAGTTATTGCATCAACTCGGGTTTGCGCGAAAAGCTCATCAACCCCATAACACCCCCATCGGACAGCTAACTTTGCTGCAAGCTCTAGAGGCACCAACGCCAAGCCATCCGGCACCACGGCGCTGGGCTGTTGTGAGGCGAGTTTCCGCACTTGATTTATCAGCATGAGACAACGAATCGCAAATTTAGCAGGCGGAAACTCTTCTTTGTTTTCTACTGCACAGCACAACTCAAGAGCTTTATCTGCCAACCCCACCGGCACCACGGCGCTGGCTGCTTCCAGTTCAGCCACTCGCGCCTTTAGACGGTTGTTCTCGGCTTCGGTTTGCTTAACTTCATCAGGCAACGCAAACAGGAACTCTCTTTTTGTGGTGTCGCTACCGCCACCTGGATATCTGATATAGAACCCTCCGGCGATAAATTTATTTTCCCCAAGAACATCAACAATGATTGGCGTTCCATTGCCGCTAAGTGAACTCATAAATAACATTTTGACTGGATAGCTGTTCATGATTCTTGCTCCTGCTCAACCCAACCACACGCCACACAAAGAGCGTTATTTAATTGAGTGGCCAGGTCCGTATCGTCTATTTCCGGCAGAGTCCTGTCGTCGCCGTGGTCGTCGCTTAGCTCAACCCAGGCCGCACCATTTTCCATGCACAGCCTGACCTCGAAGCCTTCTGGTAGGTGCTGGCAGATCGTGTTTGCCACATCTTGCAGCAATAAATCATGTTCAGGCACCACGGCGCTGGGTTCAGCGTTCAGTCGCAAACAAAATTCTCGGCATTCGTTCCAACTTTCGACACGAGCAATTGACTCGGCGCTTTCCGGGTCAGGCTCATCGTCAAGAATCATCGCCGCAGGCACCACGGCGCTTTGCGTATCACTTGTGCAAGACAAACCGCGTTGTGTCGCATAATCAGGGCTTTGTGAGGAACAAGCTGCGCTTTCATGGGCTACGGCGCGGGCTGCTTGCCACAAATCCAGGGCTTCGATCTGCGCCCGTATGGCTGCGGTCGGGTATTGGTTGGCCGGCGGTAGGATGCCGTTCTCTTGAGCTTCGGCCAGGTCATCCAGGGCGTCGGTTATCATGTCGAAATCTGGCGTAACTAGGCCGTTGCAGGCTTTCGCAGCTGGCAGTTCAATCCGGGCCAGTCGCTGCAGTTCGCTTACGATATCGTCGACACTCATGCTGTAGCCATTTTTCATGATGTGCATGCCTTGTGCTAAGCAGTTTCCTGTGTACTTGTTCATGCCGTTGCTCCCGCGCTGTCTCGCATTCTTATTTCGGCTTCACTATTGCAGCAAGTGAAGCACCCCCGGCCTCGGCAGTCGGGACAGGTTTCAGTTATTTTCTGTGACTCGTCACGATTCTTACGAACAAGATCAAGCAGGTACTCGGTCTGGTCCTCGTAACCATCAGCGGTTGCGCCGCCTTGAATCATGCTCCGCTCCACTGCGCTCAGTGACAGCGACATAACAGCCATGCCCATTTCGCGATACTTATCACGCTGCTTGCGCTTTCGATCTTTGACGCTCACCGGCATAACTATCCCCCAATCGCTGCGAAATTTGGCAGATCGCCTTCGGCTTGCTGGGCTTCTACTTCATCGCCGCCCAGAACACGCTCGACATGCTTTCGCGACACGACTATCTCGCCAATACCGTTCTCCCGGTACATGATTTTCATGGCCTCAAGCGACTGCTTTTGTGTGCGTGATATTTTGCGGCCCGTGAGCCCTTCGATTTCAACTTTGGTTAGAAACACAGGCTTTTCCTCTTTTTGAGTTGCGCCATTAATAAGGCTCGACGGATCCACGCCCAGCGCTGCGGCCAGTCGGACCTGGTTCTTCGGTCCCGGCAGTGACTGGCCATTGCAGTAACGGCTAATTTGATCCCGCGGGATACCGGTAGCGGAGGCTAAGCCGGGTTGGTTCAGGATCTGCTGCCACATCAGCTTGCGCAGTGCGGCCGCAAACGCGGACCGGTGGGCGCCCCGTTGATTCTGGTACAGCGTGCTCTTGCTCATGCGGCCAGCTCCTTCATTGATTCATCCAAGTCGGCGTTAATTTCGGCCCATTCGCGTCGGCGCAAGGACGAGTCGATGCTCAGCCAGCCAAGGCCTTCGCACACCCACTGGCCGACACGTTCGTTGTCGGGCTCCCAGCTGGCGCCTCTGAATGTGTGCGTCAACCAGCCCACGTCTACGATGTGCGCTGTCTTCACGCCTTCGAGTAAATACTGAATCAGCCAGGCGTTCAGCTTCGGGTCTGAAAGATCTGATAACGAAAAATCGCGGCAGGTCATGGTGACCGACTCGATGTACTCGACGCCGTCAGGCGCTTTGCACAGCGCCCTGACCCCGATGATCCAGTCGGCTTGTTGCCGATACATGAGGGCCTGCGTTTGCTGGTCAACGGGTATCCAGGACCCCATCACTTTCATCTTTGCGCGGGTGTGCGGCGCATTCTCGATTTGAGCCTGAGCCTGCCAGGTCCACGCTTTCATGTGACCGGTCATGCGCCGGGCCTGATTTTTGGCGCTGAACGATTTGCGGACCTGCTTACTTTGCTGCTTACGCGACATCAATAATAATCCCCGTGTCGACGTTGCGATCCCATAGCTGAGTCGCAAGCCGCGTGCTCAGTGTCGTCGGCACCTTAACGTCACCCAGGTCTTCGTAACGGACTACCTGAAACCCCGTAGGCCCCAGTTTTTCGTCAAGATGCTGAAGCCCGGCTGGGAAGGCGAGCTCAGCTGCTTTGATAAAGGCGCCTTCTTCGCGGTAAATCATGTTCGTTAGCGTATCCACGCTTTCTCCGAGAACACGGCAGGCCTTGGACAGCGCAAACTTGGAGCGCTCGCCCATTAGCAGCAATTCGTGTTTCTGGTCGTTGGTGAGTCTTCTTCCCAGGTGCTCGCGGCTCATGCTGCCACCTCGCCTTCGTTACGATCCACGGTGATCCAGTCCACGCGGGTGTTGCCCGGCCCTTCGATGAACGCCCGAAACTGCGCCTCAATATCCGCTTCATCCATGCCAGCGGGCAGGGTAGCGGTCATGGTGACGGTCAGAGTGAATCGCTCGGACTGCCCTTGTGACTGGGGCGCCTGAGCTTCTGGCGCTGGCTCTGGCTCTGGGACCGCGTGGCCACCATGGTCAGGGTATGCGTCGTCGGCTGGGCTGGGCTCAAGCTCGTAAGCCGGGGCGGCGTCAATGGACAGCTGTTCCTGGCGCTGCTGCTCGGCCATTCGTTCGTAGTGGATCTGCTCCTGGCGCGTCTGCTCCTGGCGCGTCTGCACCACGGCGTGCAGTGCGTTTTGAGCCTCGCGCTCCTGGCGCTGCTCTTCGGCGCGCAATGCGTTTTGATGCTCGCGCTCGACCGTTTGCCGAATCTTGGCCTCGGCCTGGCTCTGGCGCTCGACTTCAACGGCTACCAAGTTCTGCAGCTTGGCGGTGTAAGTGTCCTCGTCCGCTTTCAGGAAGTGCTCGACGTGTGTGCGCTCCAGGGGCGAAGATAATCCGGCTTCGTAGCTTGCGGCGGTCAGTTTTAGCAGGCGGCGCTCTACGTTTTGCTGAAGCTGCAGCTCGGCGTTAACGCGATCCGCCACAGCCTGGACGGCTTTGTTGGTTGCGCGATTCGTCGTGGTCAGGCTACCCAGCTTCACCAGATCCGAGATATCGGAGGCGGCGGCAAAGAACTCTGCCTGAATCTCTGCATCGGCCCTGAGTCGATCCCGGCGCCCGGTCAGGTCTGTGCGCAAGTCGTCCAGTCGCACCTGGTCGAAGCGGGCTACTTGATCCAGAATCTCTTGGCGGCCGGCGGCAACTAACCCAACGCACTCTTTCATCTGGTCGTCAGCGAGTTTGATCGGCGCAGAGACATACTTGATCGCATCCTTGCGCTGGGTGTCCAGGAAGGTTTTCATCGCGTTCAGCTCGGTGGCCGTTTCCTTGGCCGATTTTACGGTTTCCAGGGTGACGACCGTGCGGTACTTTTCGAGCTGCAGTTCAAGATCGGCTTTGAACGTCTCGTAGTTGAAGGTCAGGACAGCGGGTGTTTGCGTAATTTCCGGGCTCAGGTTGCTCATGCGGGTACACCTTGTGCGAATACGTTGATAGCGGGTTTCTTAACAGCGGGCTTGGCCGCAGGCTGCGGGGCGTTGACTTGATCGCCCATGCCGACGTGTATCTCGGCCGCCAGGATTTTCTCGCGGCAGAAATCGACGTAGCGATCAAACGCTTCCACGTCGGCTTCCAGAGCGGCGATGTAGTCGTCATCGCGTTGAACGTGGTGCAAGATCAGCTCGCGGCCCGCGTCTTTCAGGTCGGGGCAATAGAGCCCGTAGTGCCACCACTTGCGGCCGGTGATCCACATGCCGCCCTGCATTTGGTCCATGAACTCAGACAGGTCGTTCTCGATGATGACCTGGCGCATACGGGCCGGATCCACCAGACATTTATATTCGGATCCGCCGTCGGGCATAATCAGGCCGTCAGCGCTGGCGCCGAAGCGGCCGTCGAGGGTGCGGACAAAGCCGGCTTGCTCGATCATGATGCCGATGCGCTCTTCGTGCAGGCGCCGCGCCTCGGGCTCCAGGTCGTTACCGCGTTGCATGGCCCAAGTCGTAAATCCTCCGTCCAGCGGCTTGCCAGTGATGCGCTCGACAGCCAGGCGAAAGGCGTAGTCTTTGGCGGCGCTGGTGTAATCGCCAATCTTCTCGCCGGCGAGTGCGCGCTCGATGCGCTGGGATTTGGGTGCGGCCTTATAGCCTGCTTTCTTCATGGCCTCGGCTTTGTTCAGTTCCAGCTTTCGAATGGCATACACGTAAATCGACATTTGCTCGGTGAGCCCGTCGACGACCTTGCGCGTTTCACTGAACATGCTGGCTGTAACGGTACCGGCGCGGGCGCCGTGCCATATCTTGTCGCCCTGGTCGCATTCCACAATCTCAAAGTGGTTCTTCATTGTGCGGCTCCCTTGCTTGCGGCGACGGTGTTCAGGTGCTGCATGGCCCCTTTAAAGCGGCTAGTGGGCAGGTGGGCAAGGCTCTCGATTTTGGCAGCCTTGCAGAACTTCTCTGCGCTGGTACCCGCTTTGTCGATGGCGCCTTGCAAAGCGTTACGCTGGCCGTCATTGATGGCGCCCGGCTGGCTCTGCGACTGATCCGGGGCAGAGGCTTTGCGCTGCTCGGCCGCTTCCTGAACGCGGGGGTCCGGACCCTTTGCCGCGCCGGCGCCGTCGTCGTCCATGCCTTTCACCGCAACGCCCGTCGCGGCCAGCAGTGTGTAGCGGCGCAGATACTCGGTTGTTGAACCAATCGCCTGAATCGCGTTCTTGCCGCCGGAGTGGTCGGATGGGCCTTGCAGGTGGGTTTCCTCGGAGTGGCCCAGCTCGTGAGTGAGGATGCAGGTGACCAGGATCCAGCCGTCAGGCAGGTTCTCGGTGCGCCAGCGGTAGCTCAGGCCCACGATGCTCAAGGCTTCGCCCAGAATGTCGCAGATGTTATCCAGGGTGGCGTGGTCATATTCGGTCTTGCCGCCTTTGCTGGGGAACGAGACGTGCTTGTTCTTGTGAATGTCGGGTTTGCTGCGCTTAAAGGCGTTCATGGCCACCACAAACGCTTTGCGCGCTTCGTTGGCTTCCCAGCGCTCTTGCAAGGCCAGCAGCTTATCCAGGTGCTCGACGGTGCCATTCTTTAGCGCCAGTTCCACCATTTGAGCGGGGATCATGACCTGGGGATGGGCTTCGCGCTGGATGGCAGGCGCTGCGTCGGTCTGCTCATCGCGGGGTGAGTGGCTAACAACGGCGTTACTCATATTCTTTCTCCAGGGCACGTTTAAAGGTTTTGGCGGATTCATCAACGAGCGCCAGGGCCGCGCGCTCGATCAGGATTGTGAACGTGGGACCGCTTAGCGAGGGGTGGCTCATGCTCAATAGCAGTGCAGCTCTCAGACTCTCACTGCTTTCAGTGCAGATCCGGTCAATCACATGGTCGAAGTCCAGCACTGGGCGGTTGTCGATGCGCAAGGTGGCGCCGGCGGACAGCTTGGCGGCTAATTCTGAGCGCAGGGTTTCCCACTGGCGCTCGACCCAGTCGTCAATATCAGCCAGACGGCCCAGTTCTTCGGCGTGGTAATCGGCTTGGCGCTCAGCGTGCCCCATAAGACAACTCCTCTTGCGGGGCCATAGCAGCGCGCAAGCTGAACATAAGCTTGTGGCGTTGCTGAAGGCGGGGGGACTGGGTGTCGTCGGGGCGGACATAGCCGTTGACCAGGCAATAGGTCAGCACGCCAATGCCGCTGTGCTGGCCGGTCTTTTCGCGCAGGGCGCGCCGGTGGCTCTTAACCGTTTCGGTTGAAACATTGCTAAGAAAGGCGGCTACGTCCAAGGGGTGACCCTGAATCCAGCTGATGAGCTCCCGGGTTTCTGCGGCGCTAAAAAAGCCACCACTTTCTACCCAGTAAGTTTTATTGTGCAGTCGTATTTGAGTCATACATTGATCCCTCCATAGGTCAGGAAAGTAATGTACGACTCATAGGGCGCTATTGCAAGTTATAGTTTACTTAAAGGTGGGAAAATGTGTAATTAACCCGCTTCGGATTCCTCAATCAGATCTTGGGCGTGAATAACTAAATGGTGCCCGCTCCTGGCCAGGATGGCGCGTACATGCTCGCCGTCAGAGTCCGCCAAGTTGTTCGGGTTCGAGAGGTAACTGAAAATTATCTCGGCGTCTTGTAGCGCTACTTTCAGCGCGCAATTTAACGTTGATGGCATTAGGCTTCCTTAATAGCAATGTATGTCAAGGCTGTATATGTCCGCTACACATGAGCGGACCGAGCAAATACTACACGACTCAAAAGGGGGGGGTGCGGGAAAAGAAGGCAAAAGCTTGCAGACCGCAACAAAAAAAGAGGGGGGGGTAGCTGTTAACCTCTCAATGGGATAGAGGTTAACAGCTAGTCAATCATGTGGCTAAAGTCATCAATTAGGTCAATAATTTGACGCTTTCTACGCTCTGGCAGGGCCGCAAACCGCTCTATCATCACGCCGACCTGGCGATCCGTGAGCGCGTCGTCGGTCACGCCGTCCAGCAGCAATACCGACGGGTGCAGTTTGAAATAACGGGCTATCGACTCAACAGTGGACAGCTTTGGGCTGACGGGTGAGGCGTCAAATTCTAAATTAGAGATGGTTTTCTGAGACACGCCGGCGAGCAGCGCCATTTCGCGCTGACTCTTTCCCTGCAAGGCTCTAAGGCGTTTTACGTTGTTCGCTAGAACAGCCTGGGTTCGCTTCATTGAGGTAAAGTCCTTTACCAGATGCATTCGTTTAACCCTTCCTTATCTGTCTGCCGTAACGCGGCATTTATCGTCGATCTTCCATGAGTCGAATTTTACTGGTTGCACTGAGTAATGTGGGGTGCGTATAGTGAGTGATACTTTACTTAGTTAGCAGGTACATACAGTGCGCAGCAAACACATAAAAATACTGGTGGCCGGGTTGAAAGAAGCCCAGCAGACGCCTCGCGAGTGGACAGGGATCGCCAGCGATTCCGGCATTTCGCGCTCCACAATTGTAAAAATCGCCGCGGGCGAGAACACCGGCATCAAGATCACCACGTTCGAAAAACTCTATGAAGCTCTGGCACGCCGTGGGCATCTGAGTAGCACCTTTGTCTATGAAGTTGCCGCTTAGTTTCGCCAGTTACAAAAGTTTACACATACCCGGTTTGGGTGATTTTACACAATAGAAACAGCGCCCGGCCGGGGCGCAATGAATTCCGGCCCCCGGTGTGCTGACTGAGCTGGGATAAGTGCAGGCCGGGGTAGGGACCGGCTCAAAGATATCAGCAGTGGCGAAAACCCAAAGGATTAATTTCTCCTCCGCCCTGGGGAAGCTTTCGCACTGACACAGGCATAAAAAAAGCCCCGGCGAAAAGATCTGGAGGGATCAACCGGGGCTTTACACACGCTACCTAGCGATAACGAAGGATCCATTATGCAAAATTTTCTCCACTCCTGCAAACGCCGGCTCGATCTGTGGCGCATCAATCGCGATTGCGCACGGATCCATCGGCAGGCTTTACGCAAAGCAAGGCTCCGCTATGACACGATCCCGCTCAGAGATGCTCACAGTTACCGCACGTTGTGCGATCTCAACGAGCGACGGGCTACAGTTGAGCGCGCCAGGGGTCGCCAGGCATGAACACCAATGTTGTTCAGTTCAATCAGCAGAGGCGGACTATGTCCGATAATCAGCCGGCCCTGCGCGACGGCTACACACGAATCGTCAACGATGTGATGAAAGCCTGGCCAAAGGCGCGCCTGTCGGCCTACGAGCTGGCCATGTGCATTGCCATTGCCCAGCGCACGTTTGGCTTTAACAAGGGCAAGGACCGTATCGCAGCCTGCCAGCTCGCCGAGGACATGGGGATCACTCGGCCCAAGGCGTCGAAAATCCTGAACCAGCTTTTGCGCATGAACGTGGTGATTCGGGAGGGCGGTGCTCATGGCCCCATCAAGATCAACACAACCACCGCTCAATGGCTGCGTCCGACGAAAGCGACCCGGGCCCCGGTAGTGCGTGAAACGTACCCAATTAAGGGACAGGGTGACGATATGGGTACAGTGTACCCAAATAGGGTACTAAATACGTACCCAATTTGGGGACACACAAGAGACAAGAGACAAAGTAATAGTATTGCTGCGCAATACCCGTCTGATTCTGACGAATCGACCCTCGCCGTTGAACCCAATAATTTCTCTGCCGCTGAACCCGAATTTCCCATCCCTCACACGAAAAAACCAATCTGCCCGTACCGGAAAATTGTCGACCTGTACCACCAGATCCTGCCCGAGTTACCCGCCGTCCAGGTGCTCAGCGAAAAGCGCAAAAAACAAATCCGCGCCCGCTGGCTCTCGTCGGTCGGTACCCAGACCAAAACGCACTGTTCGACACTGGATTTTTGGGAGCGGTATTTCAATTACGTTCGCACCAAATGCCCGTTTCTGATGGGCCAAGGGCAGGTGTCTCCAGGGCGCACCACGTTTTTCGCAGATCTTGAGTGGCTAACCAACGCCTCGAATTTTATCAAGGTCATCGAACGTCGTTACGAGAACAAGAAAGGGGAGCCAGAAAATGACCCAAGTGGGAAAAATACTCAATCAAATCGTTCAGAACTCTCACGACAACAAACCGACCTTGAATACGCCATCGACAACTTCTAGCCCGGCTTTCACGCGGGACGAAAAAGCCAAGGCGTCCATGTTCTTCGCCAGGGTCCAAACGATTTATGGCGCGGGCCGCTGCAAGGCGTTGTTTGTTGACAAGGACGAGCTGGTACTGATGCGCCGGGAATGGGCTAGAGAGCTAGGCGGGTTCACGGTTGAGCAGTTAGAAACCGTTCTTGCCAGGGTCAAGGGCAAGCTGGCCAAGGGCGATCCGGACTACAAATTCCCGGACGTGGCCCGAATCCTGGCCTTGGCCAACGAGGGCGAAACTTATTCTGCGCACAATGCCTTTCCAATCGGGCTACCGGAACCGGACTGGCGCAAGCAAGAGCGATTGGCGCGCGGATTGATCGCATCAAAAACCTGCATGGCCGTGATGCACGGATCGGCATGCTTCATGGAGGACAAGCCCAATGACCAATGACCAGCTGAAATATGCTAAGACGCCCGACCAGCCAAGCGAAACCTTCCCGCCGGCGGGCTGGGTCGGCGCCTGTACCTGGGGCCGGAGGGCGAACTGGTTTGAGTGCGTGCTTCTGCCGGGGAAGGCGATCGCTGTCAACAAATTCGGGCAGTGGATGGTGCTGGAGCCAGGCCGAGTCGTGAGCGTGCAGTTTCTTCGGGAGCTGCCCAGCGAGGCGGATCTTGAGCGTGAAGAAATCATCTGCGCAGCCGCAATGGCCATGGAGGAGGACGCCGTAATAACCGAGTACGACGCCGCGGTTGCACTGTACGACAAGGGTCTGCTTCGCGAGCTCACCGCTGGCCCGTCGCCTGAGCCTGCCGTTCCGCTGTCGCCCCGCGAACAGGGATATCGCTGCGGCCTGGTTTACCGGTCATTGCCAGACTCGGAGAAAGCAAGCGAGGAATGGCGGGCTCACGCCCAGAGGATTATTTGGCACCTTAACCGCACTGGCATGCTGAAAAGCGAAAGGCGAATCAACATCGAAAAGGGGGAGGCGGATCGCGGCGCACGCGAACCGACACTGGATCCGATGACCGATAGCCCAAAGCCCCGGGACGTGTGGCACCAGCCAGGCAAGCGCACGGATCTGCCGTTTACTGTGGGGAATTCAAAGTGAGTATTTGCAACGTGAGCACGCCAACAGCAGAGCAGCTGGCAAATCCGCAATGGTGGGATGAGAGCGCGCCGAATCGGGCAACGCATTTTGACCCCGGCGATCTACGCAACCCCTGGATAATGAATTCTGTTGACGGCTGGAGCTTTTACTCGTCCCGTGGCCAAGAGTGGATTAAGTATTATCAGAAAAACCTTTTGGAAGTAAACGAAAGACGGTTAATCCCTCGCCCCGCATGGCCAGCTGTACCGGAATGGATGGGACTTATGCCGGCCGTTGGAGATGAGTGTGAAGCGGTTTGGCTGGAAGCCCCTGACGGCGGCTCACGCGAGTACGAACCGGTGATCGTTAAGGGCTATTTCAAGACTGAGATCATGCAGGTCTGGTTTTGCACACAGCACGGCGAAGACCTTGTTTGCCGGATGGATAATTGCAGCTTTCGCCCCCTGCGCACCCCGGCAGTTCGGGAGCGTGACGACCTGGCCGGCGCACTGCTCGATGACATGGATGCGCTAGACATACACATGCCGGGCAGCACGGCAAGAACTATTTCAAGAACTATTGCAAGCAGAATCATGAAGCGCGGCTGGCGCAAGGGGGGTGACAAGTGATCCAAATCCTATCTGTAGTTCTGTTTTTTGCCGTGGGTGTAGCTATGGAATCACAGGGCGTTACTGATTTTATCGCCTACGCAATTATGGGCTATGCCTGCGGGTTCATCGGGTGGGTCAGATGAAAGGCATTGGCGAGGGTATCGCATTCGCTGGCCTGTGCGCTTCTGCGGCCTGGCTAGAGGTTAGCGGCAATACCGCGGACGGCCTATGGATCTCGGACGGCCTATGGATCGTGGTTGTGCTGTGGGCTCTTACCTCAAGCTGGGGTAAGAAATGAGCAAGCCAACAAAGCAGCACCATGAATCGCGGCTGATCAAGGCGACTGACAAGTAATGGCCAAGCGCCCCGAGCGTTTTGCGCTGCGAGTCCAGCCGGGCGGTTTCGCGCCGGCGGACCGAGCGACCCAGATGCGACTGCGGGACCGGAAATACAAAACCGGGGATCTGGTGTTTATGGAAATTCGCCGGCCGCGTAATCCAAAGTTTCACGGCCTTGCGCATCAACTGGGCGTGCTCTGCGCAGAAAACTTGGATGCGTTTGAGGGCGTGGATGCGCACCAGGTGCTGAAGCGGTTGCAGCTTGAGGCGCAGATCGGATGCGACGAAATGGCGATTGTCGTGCCTGGCGTCGGCAAATGCCTGCACTTGATTCCTCGCAGCTTGAGCTATGAGTCCATGAGCCAGGATGAATTTTACGACGTGATGAAAGGGTTTTGTCGGTACATAGCGGCCCACTACTGGAAGAACCTTGCCCCCGAACAAATCGAAAATATGGCAGGAGTGATGATTGATGAGTAAGCGCAAAAACACTGTGCATTTGAAAAACCTGGGTGCGCCGAGGCAAACCAAAATCGCCAGCGCAACAACGCCAAAGGCCAAGGTCGCCTCCCGAGACAAGATCCAGAACGAGATCGAAGCGTTTCTAGCCAAGGGCGGCGAAATCAGTCGTCCCGATTTGCAGGACCGGACCCAGTGCGTCAAGCCTCGCTTTGATGCCCGCTGCTCCGCCGTCGAATGACGGGCCTGCAGCGCAAGGCCCCGCTGGCCGACCGGGCGCCCATGACCGCCGCCCGCCGGCGCAAGTGCCGGTCATGCCAGGACTGGTATCGTCCCAGAAGCACGACCCAAAAGGCCTGCTCGGTGCGCTGTGCCCAGGTCATTGGCCGGCAGGTTCTGGACACGAAGCGCCGCCGGGAGTTGGCCGACACCACGCGCCAGGCCAAGATCGAGCATAAAGAAAAACGCGACTGGATCCGCACCAAGAAACAGGAGCTCAAGACCGCCAAGCAGCTCATCCAAGCCCTGCAGCCGGTGTTTAACAAGTGGGTCCGGTTTCGGGATGCAGGCCATCCGTGCATCAGCTGCAACCGATACGAGCATCAGATCCCGGACCACTTCACCGGGGGCAAAGTCGATTGTGGGCATTACCGCACAGTCGGTGCGAACCCCGGCCTGCGCTTTGAGCCCATGAACGCGCACAAGCAGTGCAAACACTGCAATAAGGATCTGGCGGGCAACGTGGTGGAGTACCGCAAGGGCCTGCTTCACAGGATTGGGGTGGAGGCCTTAGATCGGCTGGAAGGCCCGTACCCGCCGAAGAAATACACGCGGGATCAGGTGCTGGAACTCAGGGCCTGGTACTTGAAAGACACCCGACGAATGGAGAAAGCAGCATGAGCCAGTTCGTGCCCTGGGCAGACTTGCCGGATCACATAAAGATCACTTACCAGTCTCAGGCTCAATATGAGCGTCAAGGCCCTAAAGCGTGACAAGTCACGAGCTGGCCGCCAAGCTCGGTATGCAAGAGTGCCACGTTCACGCCAATGAACTGGTCGACCTGGCCGACGCCAAAGACCGGCACGGCTACAAAGACCGACTGGAAGAGCTGGAGCGTGAGTTTGGCCTGGACTATCGCATGCTGGTCAGTTCGCACGCCGTTCGGCAGGTACAGATGCAGACGCGGTACTATACGCACAATGCCTGGCGTCATGTGTGGCGCGAAAATAGTCAACAGCGGGACAGCGAATGAGCGATGACATTAAAAAGCAGATACGAACCGCTCGACTCACTGCCGAGATCGCAGTGGATCGAGTGGTTGCCATGATGCTTAGCAGCGACTGTGACGCAGGCTGGACCGGAAAGCACCCGCTCGGTACCTTTAACGACCTGAAAGGCTTTCGTCCGGACGGGTCCGGTTTTGCGGGGTTTTCAAAAGTGTGGGAGCAAACGTTTATCCTGCAAGACTGGCCGCAGCGGTACCACGACGCCAGGGCCTGGCTCGCACAGCTCAAAGGCTCATACCGCGAAGCGATACTGTTTGATCGGATCGCACGTAACGTGGTCCGCAGATCAACTGACAGGGGGCTGGTGCATTGGACGGACGGGGAGATTGCGAACACATTGCAGCTGACACCGGAAAATTTCCGGCAGAGGGTGTGTCGCGGCTACCGGCACCTGATCTTACTCAGTGCGCCGGAGCTGCGACGGTAGTTACTCGGGCCGGCTGAACACAACGGCGTGCTCGATGGCCACGGACAAGCTGGGCAGCTCCCAGCGCGCTTGATACGCCCGCAGTGCGTTCAGCGCCGCTTCCGACACGTCGATGCCTTTGAGCTTCTTGCGCGCTCGGTAGCTGCGGACGCGCTCCGTAGGGGTTTTCATTCTGGTTGCTCCTCAGCCGGGTGCCCTGTCAGTCCGGATACCTGCATACCTACCTGGACGGCCTTTATTATTCGGCAAAGGTACTGATAGGCGGGGTTCGGTCTGTTAGGAATCGAATGCCACCACTCTTCGCCAAAAATGATTTGCATGGCGCTGCCATCAAGATCACAGGCAGATTCCGCATTTGAAAACCGCTCAGCATCGCCAAATAGGTCGCGAGCCTCACTTTCAGTAAGATCTCTGTTGCGGCGAAGGCGACAAACCTCTTTCTTGCCTTCGGCTTCTAGCGCTTCGTAATCCGGAACATCGCCACTAATGCCGCTCAACTTTTTGGCTATATAGTGCTCGTCGCAGCTACAGAAGAATGTGGCGACATTTTTACCGCCCATCGCGCCCCAACAAGCGCTCCATGAATCGCCATAGCACTCAATGATTATTTTTCCCTTGCCCAACTCGAAGTCCTCAAGAATTACAGTCACAGAGTCAAGCTGAAAATCAGCCTGGAGATCCCTAAGGGTCAATTTTTGAACTGCTGTTATCTCGGCATTCATGCTGCAAACCTCACGTTGTCGCGCCGTGCTGTGTGCTCAGCCAGCCGCTGCGCATTTGATTTAGCGTCGATGCCGGTCAGCGTGACCGACTGGATGGGGGTGGCCGTAGCGCCGCGTACTGGGCGCTGGCTGTCGGTGACCATGGCGAGGGTTTCGGCGAAGCGGTCGCAGCGGCTCATCGCAGTGCCGCCTCTGCTTTATCGGTGATCTTAATGATTAGGCGGTTGCCCCGCTCGATGGCGTCGTGATCGGTACCGCTGATATCTGCGACGACCTCCCAGGGCGAATTACCCAGCACAAGATGCAGGGTAAAGCGGTCGCCCCGATTATCCCGGTAGCGTATCGCGCCCATGTCGGCAGCCGTGGCCCAGGCCAGAGCTTCGGCGTAAGTGGCGTCGGCGGTTACGTCGTGACCCATCCACTCCTCGCCGTCATAGGCGTTGACCAGCTGATAGCCAGACTCGGCGAGGGTGTCCATTATAGCGGTCAGTACCTGACGTTCTTGCTTTGTATTTTCGTTCATAGGTGTTGCTCCGTGTGTGATTGGTTGAGCCTAAAGGGTGAAAGGGGCTAAAGATAAGTATCGGCCATCGTCGTAGGCTCTCATGATTCCGGCCTGGTTGAAGTCGTCGTCGTGCACGCGCACCTGGCCATAAACGCCCCGGGTCTGGTCGGCAAAGCGCACTGTCAGAATTGTTCCGAATATGTCGCCCTTGCGATCGAGGACTTCAGCCTCGATGAACTGGCCCTCTGGGCTGTACTGGCGCCTGGTGTTGAATCTGATTGTGTCGGTCGTTTCCATGGTGTGATCCCTCCAGATCAGTGATTTAGACTTTACCTTAGAGGGTGTAACCCGGTTACGCAAGTAAAACATTACTAAAAAAGCACTTAGATTACTTGAGCGTGGTGTCACAGGAGAGTATCCTTTCGGCTATCTTGCACGTTTTGTCAATTTACAGCCCGTTCCATCACTGGATGCGGGCTTTTTTATGCCCAAGTAATAGAGGTGTTCATGGATCGACGATTGCTGCGCAAACAACTGAAGCGGCACGAGGGCCTGCGGCTAAAGCCGTACCTGGATACCGTCGGAAAGCTCACTGTTGGCTATGGCCGAAACCTGGACGACGTTGGAATCTCTCGCGGCGAAGCCGACTTCATGCTCGATAACGACATCGAGATGATCGCTCGCGAGCTGGAGACAGTGGACGAGTACCGCGAGCTAGACCTCATGCGAAAAACTGTGATCGCCAACATGGCGTTCAACTTGGGGTTCCGTGGGCTGATGGGCTTCAAGAACATGTGGACGGCCATCGCCCAGGGCAATTACGAGATCGCCGCCGCTGAAATGCTGAACTCAAAATGGGCCGGCCAGGTCGGCTCTCGCGCTATTGAGCTTGCCGAGCTTATGCGCACCGGTGGGAAGTGACTGTGAACGACACAGAAACCATTCTCCAGGCCCTTAAAGATCATCGCGAAGAAACTCGGCAAGACATGCACGAACTGCGCGGTGCTGTTGTAAAAATCGCTGACGCTGCGGCCGACATGGGCAAAACAATGGCGCGGTCGGAAGAGCGCCACAGCAGCAACGAAGAAGTTGTTAAGCGGCTGGCGCGATCCGTTGACGATCACGAAGTGCGCATCCGGGGCGTGGAGATAAAGCTGCGGACAAGGCAGGGATCCATCGCCGGCGGCTGGAAAGTCGTAACCGTGATGGGGTCGCTACTGCTGGGGGCGGCGACGGTGATCGCGGTCCTGATAAACGTCCTTACCTAATACGGAGAGTCCCATGATAAACATGAGAACCAACAGAACCATTGCTGTTGTTTTAACGGCACTACTGGCCCTCGGCGGCTGCGCCGTCGTGGACAAGATCGAGTCCAGCCCCATGGCCTCGCACCTGGTCACCAGCCAGTTGACGCTGCGCTTCATCGCCGGCTCTGATGATCCTGTGGCCCGCGCTGAAGGCGTGCGGTCCGTGGTCGCCAAGGTGCGCAGTGATGTATCCGGTACACAATCCTACTCTATTGCTGAACTGGATCAGGTAGTGCGCGAGCAGATCAGCTGGCAAAGCTACTCGGTGGCCGATCAGGCACTACTGGATATGGCCCTGACCAAAGCCGCCACCACCCTGACCGAGCTCATTGGGGAGGGCGCGATTGATCCCGGCCAGACCGAAACCGTGGATACCCTGCTGACGTGGATAGATAACGCCGCGCTCCGGGTCATCTGATGGGCATGACGGTTGAGCTGGGACCATTGCCGGCGTTCACGGCGCTCGTAAAAGAGCACGTCGAGGGTGACAAGTGGCGTCTCATCAAGCCGTTGTTCTATTTCCACCATAGCGGCAAGACCTTCATCGTGCCGGCGGGCTTTGTCTGCGATGGCGACAGTGTCCCGCGCATTCCCCTCATATACGCGCTGTACAAGGGCCGAGCCGTTCAAGCCGCCTGGGTGCATGACTACCTGTACAGGGAACAGCGCGGTAAGGAGTTTGCCGACTGGATGTTCCTTGACGCCATGAAGGACCAGGGGCTGCCCGAACATATTCGCTACCCGATCTATTGGGGACCGGCTCTGTTCGGAGATAGCAGTTACCGCAAGTACAGCATCAAGTCCTGACAAGGCACTCGAAACACCCTAGCGCGACCGATTTCAGGCCACGTCGAGAGACGCCGCCAAGGCCCTGCCGTGAGGCACCGCCACAATGCGAAGACTACTGGTAATTTAAAGCTGGGAAGCCACGACTGATACCAGTCCCAGCCTTCGCACCACCGCCGGCACGTCGTGATGACGCCCGGCATCTATTTAAGGAGGCGCCGCCAATAGGCCGCGTATCTGAATGAGCAAGCCACTAACACCACAACAGAGTCGCTTCGTTGACGAGTACCTGATTGACCTGAACGCCACGCAAGCCTACTACCGTGCTGGCTACAAGGCCAAGGGCAGGGCAGCCGAGAATAACGCTTCGCGAATGCTGGGGCATGCTGGGGTTCAGCTCGCTATCCAGGAGCGCATGACCGCACGCTCTGCACGCACTCAGATCGACCATGACTTCGTGCTGCACGGCATCGTCAAGAACATCAAGCGCTGTGAGCAAGCCGAGCCCGTGACAGACCGAGAAGGCGCGCCCATCTTCGTCACTACAGACGAGGGGGATTTGGCCCCGGCTTACAAGTACGACGCCACAAACGCCTTGAAAGGCTACGAGCTGGTCGGTAAGCATCTGAAAATGTGGACGGATAAAGTGGACCATTCCAGCGACGACGGTTCGATGTCGCCTAAGAACGTATCCGACGACGAGCTGGACGCCCGCATTGCCGTGCTGTCCAAGCAGGTAGGGCATGGGCAATGACAGCGCCGAGGCCAAGCGCGACCTACTGAGAGCTCTGGAAGAAAAAGCCAGGCGAAAGCGCTACACACTCATAAACGAGCTGTTTCCGGACACTGGACCGTATCGCCGCGAGCTCTACCCGAAGCACATGGAGTTTTTCAAAGCCGGTTCTTTACACCGAGAACGTCTTTTCATGGCGGCCAACAGGGTCGGTAAAACTGTGGCTGGAGGCGTTGAGCTTACTTACCACATGACTGGCAACTACCCGGCCTGGTGGCCAGGGCATCGCTTTGACCGCCCTGTCCAATGCCTGGCAGCTGGCGACACCAGCACAACCACCCGAGACATCATCCAAAGCAAGCTGGTCGGAGGACTGTGGGGCACGCCCGAGTTCGGGACCGGCTTGATCCCTGGCGACTTGCTGGGCAAGCCCACCCCGGCGAGGGGCGTAGCCAATTTGTACGAGCAGATCACTGTCACGCACGTCACCGGCGGCACAAGTCACTTGATGCTGCGCAGCTATGAGCAAGGTCGAAAGATCTTCCAGGGCACGGAACAGGATTTTGTGTGGCTGGACGAAGAAGTTCCGAAAGACGTTTACGACGAAGCCCTCATTCGAACGATGACCACCCGCGGCCTGGTCGCCATGACCTTTACACCGCTTTCCGGCCTGACTGAGCTGGTTGTCGATTTCCTAGAAGCCAAACACGAGCAGGTACCGCTATGAAGTTTCGCAAGAAGCCGGTCGTTATCGAAGCAACCCAGTGGTTTAAGAGCGGCGATCACCCGCTGGACTACGCAGAGCCAGTCGATGGTTTCGAAAACGGCGAGCTGGTGGAGTTTAGCCAGGAGCATCAGAAGCAGCTGGATTGGGAAGGCCAGATTGTCCGTTACTTCCGTGATCCGGACGTTGCCGGCGGCACCCCCTGCAAAAGATGCGGTATTAGGCTCCACGAGCATGGCTGGATCGAGACGCTGGAAGGTGGGCTCATCGCCTGCCCTGGCGACTGGATCATTACCGGGGTTCAAGGTGAGCGCTATCCCTGCAAGCCCGACATATTCGACGCCACTTACGAGGCCGCTGAATGAAGTTTCAGGCTGCTTTCAGCTATCTCAAGCGCGGACACGCAATCAAGCTTCCCGAATGGGGAGGCTTTTGGGCGTGGGACGCCATGACGAAAACAATCTGGATGCACACCCGCAAGGGCGAAGTGATCGACATTCGGAACAGCGAGGATATGGATTACACCCTGTCCTTCACCTTCCGGGACGACTGGGAGCTGGAGGAAGCGCCCGGTGCAAGTGAGCACGCGAAGGTGACTGCCAAATGAAAAAGCCCGTCACACAGATCAACGCTCCCGCAGACAGCTGCAACCCAGTCGTGCGCGACAACTTGCTGAAAATGATTGCGGAGAAGGGCGTCAGGCAGGGCGTTATTAGCAAGCACATTGCTCGCCAGCTCTACCCAAAGGCCAGGACCGGGCAAGAACTGCTCCTGGGCCCGGCGAGGCTCGTGGTCGGTAAGTGAGTCGATACGTCGTGCAAGCAGGTTGGAATCATGTCCCTCACGTTAACCAGCAAGACATTGACGACATGGCCAAGTCCATCAGCCCGCATCAGCTTGACGCTCGCATGAACGGAAACCCCAGCCTTGGCGCCGGCGCGATCTACCCCGTGCCGGAGGAAGACATTCTGATTGACCCTTTCCAGATCCCGCCTTGGTTCCCCCGCATGTACGGGCTGGACGTTGGTTGGAAGAAGACCGCCGCGATCTGGCTTGCTCACGACCGCGACACCGACATTGTCTACGCCTACTCCGAGCATTACCGAGGAATGGCAGAGGCGCCGATTCATGCCAAGGCCATTCGGCTAAGGGGCGACTGGATACCTGGCGTGATTGATACCGCCGCCCGTGGCCGCTCGCAGATTGACGGGAAAACGCTGTGGAAGCTTTACGAAGATGAAGGTCTTCACTTGCACAAAGCGAACAAAGCCGTCGAGTCCGGGCTATTGGAGACGCTGGATCGGCTTTCTACGGGCCGCCTAAAGATATTCCGCACGCTGCAGAAAACGCTGGGCGAGATACGGCTATACCGGCGCAACGAGAACGGAAAAATCGTGAAAGAGAACGACCACCTCATGGATGCCTTGCGCTACGGAGTGCTGAAGCTCCCGATTGCTACCACTCGACCCGCCCAATACGCCACCAGCAGCTACGCCCCGGGCGACGCGACCGCAGGATACTGATTTATGCAGACCGAAAATATGAGCACGGAGGACGCTGATAAGGTTCGCCAGGAAGAAGACCTGAATATGCTGGGCTCAAAACTTGACCGGCTGGCGCAAGAGCAGGTAGCCGCGCGCCAGCAGATCGAGAACCGAGCGCTTGAAGATCTGCGGCAGTACCACGGCGAGTACACGCCGGCAGAGGTCAAGCGCATGGAGGCGAACAAATCGTCCAAGGTGTTCGTCAACATCACTCGTAACAAGACCCGCGCCGCGATTGCTCGCATGAGCGACATGCTGCTACCGAACGACGACACCAACTTCGGCCTGTCAGCAACACCCGTGCCCTCTATGAGCGCAAGCAACGGCGAGCCCATGCAAGCCGACATGCAGCAAGGCGCCGGACTCATGGCCCCAGACCCTGGCAGCGTGCAACCAGAGCAACCAGGACAACAAGAGCAGCCGGAGCAGGACGAAAGCCCGAAGTCTGAGCGAGAGCAGGCCAAAGAGCAGGCCGACGATGCCGCTCGACAAATGCAGCAGCAGATTGAAGACGACTTCGCAGAAGCGAACTACAACGCACACGCCCGCGACTTGATCGAAGATGCTTGTCAGCTGGGTACCGGAATACTGAAAGGCCCCAGCGTGGTCAATCGCACCCGCCGGGCCTGGATTACCGACCCGCAGACAGGTCGCAGCACGATGGAAGTGCAGCAAGAGCTGCGGGCCGGGCTTTCGTGGGTGGATTTTTGGGACTTTTTCCCGGATATGTCCGCGTCGTCCATGAGCGACGCCGAGTTTGTCTTCGAGAAAAATTTGCTTAATCGCAAGCAGCTGCGCGAGCTGGCCGACCTGCCAGGCGTGATGCTCAATCAGCTTCGCCGGGCGCTTGAAGACAACGATGGCAAACACATCTCTAATGACCGACGCGCTGAACTGCGGGCGATTACGGGTGTCGATACCGTCGTCAGCGATAAAAAGTACGAGCTGTGGGAATACTGGGGACCGCTGGATAAAGAAGAGCTTCGGGCCTGTGGCTGCGAGGACGTGGACGACGACCCGCTGATCGAATACTCCGGCTGCGTGCTGATGGTGGGCGGCCATGTCATCAAAGCGGCGGTTAATCCGCTAGAGGCCGGCGATCTTCCTTACTCGGTCTTTAACTGGGAAGAAGACGGCTCTTCGATCTTCGGCTTCGGCGTGCCGTATCTGATGCGCCAGCCGCAAAAAGTGGTCAATGCGTCGTGGCGCATGATGATGGACAACGCCGGTCTGTCTGCTGGCCCTCAGATCGTCATGAAGAAGCGTGCGGTAACGCCGCAAGACGGCGACTGGACACTCCGACCTAACAAGGTATGGCTCGATACTGGCGACGAACCGGTGGGCGATGCCTTCAAGGCTTACCATATCCAGAACAACCAGGGCCAGCTGTTCTCGATCTTTGAAGCCGCTCAGAAGCTGGCCGACACCGAAACCAACCTGCCGATTTTGCTGCAGGGTGAGGGTATGGGCGCCGGGCCAGGGGGTAAGACTCTGGGCGGCATGCAGATGCTGATGAACAACTCCAATATTGTTCTGAGATCCGCGACCAAGAACTTCGACGACGGCGTGACCACCCCTTTGGTACGGCGCTTCTACGACTACCACATGATGTACACCGACCGCCCCGAGATTAAGGGCGACTTCGATGTGGTGGCGCGAGGCACAAGCGTGCTGGTTGCCCGCGAGGAGCAGCAGGAAAAGCTGATGATGCTGTCCCAGGTAGCCGCTAACAACCCGATTTTTGCCAAGCTGACCAACTGGGCCGGCTTGTACCGTGAGATCTTGCGCACGCTCCAGGTGCCGGTTGACGCTGTGACGTACACCGACGATCAGCTCGCGGCCAAGCAGAAGGAAGAAGGCGACGCACCAGGCGCTGAGGAACAGATGGCCATGGTCGAACTCAAAATGAAACAGGAGGAGCACAAGCTGGCAGTCGCCCGCTTCCAGGCCGAACAGGATCAGAGGGAGTGGGAGCGCCAGTTCAAGGCCGCGGAGCTGCAGAGCAAGCAAGAGCACCAGCGCACCGAGATCGCGCTTAAACAAGGGCTGACCATGGCCGAGCTGGAAGCCAAGGTAGGCCTAGAGAGCCAGAGCCTGGAGATCCAGATGCGCGAAACGGCCGCCAAGCTCGCAGCACAGCGGGACCAGAAGGCCGCAGAGCTCGCCGACCGACAGAACGAGCGCGTCGCACGACAACGCAACCAGGACATGGGGTTCGATAGCTACTAATGGCCATTGACCGGAACACCAGTGCATGGCACGAAACCGAGCAGTGGCTGCAGGCGCGACGAGATGCTTGCGTCCAGTCTCTGATTAACGGCACCACCTCCGACGACAAATTGCGGGGCCAGGTCCGCGTGATCGACGATTTGCTGACCTTTGCCAGCGAGACGAAAGACCCGAACATTCGGGACCACCCCTAACACTGACCCATCACCCGCACAGGAAGAGCCTCATGAAAGACATACCCACGCCGGTACTGCCGACAGAGAACACGGTCACCATGGTCGGGATTTTAGACAAAGTTTCAAAAGAGCAGTACCACATATTCCCCGGTACCACGCTCACCCTTTGCTGCCTCACCCTGGCCAATGGCTTCACAGTGACCGGCGAATCGGCTTGTGCTGACCCAGACAATTTCAATTCAGCCACGGGTGAGTATTACGCTCGCCAGGCGGCAGTAAGCAAAATCTGGCTGCTTGAGGGCTATTTGCTGCGAGAGAAACTGCACAACCAGTAAGCCGGCACCACGCCGGGTAACCCCATCCAGCCGTTCGGGAGAACCGCTACATGACTGACCAGCCGCTTGAGAAGCCGCAGGGTGATAACCCCATCGCCGGCGAAGACGAGTTTGAAAGTGCGTTTGAGGAGTATTCCAAAAGCGCCACCTCTGACCGCGATGAGTACCACGTAGACCGGGACGCACTGCCCGCCGAGGAGAAAGACGCCCCCGACGTGGACGACCCGCAAAACGACGTTTCCGACAAGCTGAAAAAGCTTGAAGACGAAAACCGGCGCCTCAAGCATTCCGACGCTTCACAGCGCGGACGGCTAGGCGCTTACCAAAGGCAGATCAACGACCTGCAGCGCAAACCGCAGGAACCTGAGCCTGTCCAGACAGACAGCCAAGACGGAAAACCTCCAAAAGACGACGAACAGCAGCGCACCGACATGGCCGAGTCCATGGGTGTCGATGACTGGGATGAGTTCAAAGAGGATTTCCCCGATATGGCCCGCGCCTTCGAAGCTCGTCTCAAAGCAGACCAGCACAAGCAGTCGCAGCTAGAGCAGCAGGTCAACGAACTACGATCCGCTGTGCAGCCCATGCAAGAACAGGCCCATCAGCAACACCTTCAGTCCGAGTATGCCCGTCTTGAGGACCGGCATAGCAATTGGAAGGAAGTGGTCAATGCGCCCGAGTTCGACACATGGCTGAAAACTCAGAACCCCTCAATACAAGGCCTTGCAGGCTCCGATAGCGCCGACGATGCGTCCGCGTTGCTGGATTTCTACAAGGGCGTGAGCGTAGGGGGCGATGACAACAGCCTTGTCACGAAGCACGACAAGCGCCAGAGCCGACTGGCCAACGCCCAAACCGTGAGCCGCCGAGGAGCAGCACAACGGTCGGGCGCGCCGGATGAGTTCGACGCCGCATTCGAACACTACGCCGCCAAAAAGCGGTAACCAACCTTTCGATTTTCTGGAGTAAGAAATAATGGCGATCACCACCTATGGCGATATCGGCCAGCGTACCGCTGCCTATGCCGCCGCTGAAATGCTATCCCACGCTGAGCCTATCCTGGTTCTTTCCAAGTTTGGCCAGTCTAAGCCACTGCCCAAGAACAAGGCCGATACGGTCAAGTTCCGCCGCCCTATCCCTTTCGCGCTTATTACCGTGCCCCTGAGCGAAGGCGTCACCCCATCCAGCCAGCAAATGGCTTACGAAGACGTGACAGTACAGATCAAACAGTGGGGCGCGTGGGCCGAGATCACCGATGTCATTCAAGACCTGGCAGAAGATCCCGTTCTGGCCGACGCTTCGATGCTGTGTGGCGAACAAGCCGCTGAAACCATCGAGTACCAGACCTGGGGTTCGATCCGCGCTGGTACCAACGTGTTCTTTGCCAATGGCAGTACACGCGGCGCCGTCAATACAGTGTATTCCCTGGCTAAGCAGCGTGCGGTCACCCGCTCACTGAAGGCCAACCGGGCGAAGAAAGTCACTAGCATGGTCGGCGCGTCACCGAACTACGGCACCGAGCCTGTGGATGCGGCTTTCATCGGATTCGCACACACCGACCTGGAAGCCGATATCCGGGACATGACCAACTTTGTACCCACCGAGAAGTACGGAACCATGAAAGCACTGCCGTATGAAATCGGCAAAACCGAAGACGTGCGCTACATTCTGAGCCCCGTCCTCGACAGCTTTGCGGACGCAGGCGGTGCAGAAAACGGCATGATCTCTACCACCGGCACGAATGCCGACGTGTACCCGATTGTCATTATCGGCAAAGAAGCCTACGGACTGGTGCCGCTGAAAGGCGCTGGCGCGATGACTCCGATGGTGCTCAACCCCGGCACGCCTCGCGGCGGCGACAATCTGGGTCAGCGCGGCTCTGTGGGCTGGAAAGCCTACTACGTGTGCAAGGTGCTGAATGAAACCTGGATGGCCCGCGTAGAAGTGGCGGCCTCTAGCCTGTAAACCCCTGAAGCCCTGGCCGTGTGTCGGGGCTTTTTTTCTTTCCCTTTGTGAAAAGGCATGTTCGCTATGAGCGATATCAACACCAAGACCATGGATCGCCAGGAGCTGGAAGCCACCGCCTCAGATCTGGGCGTGACGTTCCCGCACAACATCTCCGACGATAAACTGCGCGCAAAAATCGACGACGCGCTGGGGCTTGCGCCCGTCAGTGACGAAAAGGATGCAGCAGTCGATATTGAAAAAACGGCGAATGAACGGCGCTTCGAGATCATCATTTCTCGTCACGATCAGGATAAGCAACCTGTTCCGGTCGGCGTTAACGGCAAGACCCACCTGATCCAGCGCGGGCATAAAGTCATTGTGCCTGAGTCGGTGATTGGCGTGCTCAACTGCGCAATTCAGTACCAATACGACCCGGAAACCATGGAGCGCACCGAAGTCCAGAGCTACCCGTTTCAGATCATCCGCGAGGTCTAAGCGATGACCTACCTGGAACTGTGCCAGAGGCTGAGACAAGAGGTAGGAGCGGCTGGCGCAGGTCCGGCCAGTGTCACCGGCCAGCACGGCGAGTACGCCCGCATGGTGAGCTGGATCCCGCAGGCCTGGCGGGAGATTGAGGTCAGTCGCCACCAATGGCGCTTTGACTGGGCCGAGGCCAGCGTGCCGGTCGAGGCCGACTTTCGCCAATACTCGCCGCCGGCGGACCTGGACCGATGGGACGCGGAAACGCTGGTCTGTAACGGTCGCCCGCTGGTCGCCATGTCGTGGGAGCTTTTTCGTAAGAATCACCTGGAGGACAGCGGCCAGGCGTACCCGCAAATCCTGACTCAAAAGCCGGATCTGACCCTGGTACTGGACACCGTGCCCAAGCAGGACGGGCAGATTACCTTTGAATATTGGCGCACTCCTCAGAAATTGACCGAAGGCGGCGCTACACCAAGACTCCCTAAGCGCTACCACATGATTATCGTGTACCGGGCCATGCTCTATTACGGGCTGTACGAAAACGCCCCAGAGGTAGTCCAGGCAGCGCGCAGCGGCGAGTCTCGCATTATGGGTGAAATGGAGCTGTCAGAGCTTCCGGCCATTGTCTCGGGAGGGCCGTTAGCGTGAGTCGATCCGTCTATATAAAACTCGGGGGTGGCTTGGATCTGGTGACGCCAACCCGCCAAGCCAATCCCGGTACCGTGTCGTCGTGCGTGAACTACGAGGCGCCCGTGACCGGCGGCTATCGTCGCATTGACGGTTACGCGCAGCTGGGGCCGGAGGTACCAGGCCAAGGCTCTGTTCTTGGGGTGGCGTCATTCTATGATCGCCAGTATGCCATCCGGGAAGATGCCGTTTCCGGTACCGCGACCCTGTACCGCCTGAGTCTGGATCAGACCACCTGGGCGGTTGTCGGTGTGGGTGGCGAGCTGGCACCCAATCGCCATGAGTTCGATGAGGGCAACCCTTACGCCACCGATACCGGAAACACGCTGTATGGCGTGGGCGGGGGCAAGCCTTTCGAGCTAAAGCAGGATGGCACCCTGACTGAGCTATCAAACGCGCAAGCCGGGGCAACCATGATTTCGCTCCACCGGAATCACCTGTTCCTGGGATTCCCGCTGGGCAGCATTCAGCATTCTGGCATCGGCGCGCCGGAGAATTGGGACGCAGCCACGGGCGGCGCCGGCGAAATCGGCGTTGGCCAAATGTTGACGGGTCTTCTGAAAGGTGTCGGTGGCGTGCTCCACGTCCAGACCCGAGACAGCGTGCAGACGCTCCGGGGCTCCAGCGCCGCTAACTTTGCGTTGGAGGTGACCGTGCCCGGCGTGGGGGCGCGGGCCTACTCGGCTCAGTCCCTAATGATGCCGTACTTTGTCACGGAGCGCGGCATTACCACCTTACGTGCGGCGCAAGATTTCGGGGATTTTACCGCCCTGCAGCCAGGCGCGCCGGTGGAGCCGCTATTTTCGGGTGGTGGCTTGGCAGATCGAGTGGTGGCCAGCAGCGTATCGCGCACCAAAGCGCAGTACCGGGTGTTCTTCGACAACGGTACCGGCTTTTACCTGAGCCCTAACGGGATCACGCAGGTCAACTTTCCTGACCAGGTAGCGGTATGTCACAGCACCGAACTGTCCTCCGGTGAAGAATTTCTGATGTTCGGTGACGACAAAGGCTTGGTGTACCGCCTGGACAGCGGCAACAGCTTCAACGGCCAGCCGATCCGCGCCTTTTTCACCCTGGCGTACACCGATCTGAAATCCCCCTCCACCCGCAAGCGCTTCCGCCGGGCGTTCTTTGACGTGCGATCCGGCAGTGACGCCAGCATCTGGCTGTGGCCGGATTTTGACTATGGCGACATAGAAACGGCTACGTCGCGCCGGCAGGCGATTGACTTCATGCTGGGTGGCGGGCTTTGGAATGTCGCTAATTGGGGCGAGTTCCAGTGGTCCGTGCCGTTTCTTGGCCAGGAGCCGCTGGACATAACCGGTACCGGAACCTCGATCAACTTCGCCATCTACTCGGAGTCCAGCAGTCAGCCTCATGAGCTGCTGGGATACGACTTGAGTTTCGATATCAGGAGAGACCGCCGTGGTTAAAGTTTATTACGACAACTCTGATGAGGGCCAGCGCCTTCAGCCAGGCACGACCGTCGAGGCCGACGCCGTTGACGCCAAGTTTGACAGCATCCAGACCGCCTTTGAGTCGGCCGAGGAGGACACGCGCCGGGCGCTGAAATTCCCCTTTGTGGACGGCATGGCGAGCCAGCAGTTCAACGCCACCGCCTTACAGCGCCGTAACCGCGTGCTGGGCTTTGATGCGAATGGCGATCTGGCGCTGGTATCCGGCTTCTTCAATCGGGGCGACTGGACGGCCAACACAGACTACTTCCTCAACGACGTGGTGCGCGATCCCGTCACCACCAACCTGTACGTGCTGATTCTGGCCAAACACACCTCCGGATCGGTTTCGGCTTTCACTGACACGTCGATCTGGTATCTGGCGATTGACGCGGACACCGTGCGGATTGCCCGCATTGCTGCCGAGGCAGCCAGGGACAAAGCGAAACAGTGGGCTGTCAGTCTTGATGTGGTCGATAACGGCCTTCGGGGTGCAGCCTTCTACTCTCTGGATGCGCAGTCCAGTGAGCAGTCAGCCCGAGGCTCACGTCTCGCTGTTGCCGCCGCTGAGGGTCGGGTGGTGCAGCTGGAGAAAAGCGCCACCGGCGCCGAAGCCACGGCCGTGCAGGCAGCCGGGGAGGCTGGCAACTCAGCTCAGGCAGCGGCGGCGAGCGAGACTGGCGTGCAAGGCGTGGAACAGGCCGTCAATGACACCGCTGTGCAGGTCAATGTCGACGCGCTGACAGCCAGCAATGCCGCCGACGATGCCGCGCTGGTGGCTCAGAACATCAACAGCACCACCACCATGGACTTTCTCAACTTTGAGCTGAGCGGTCCGGATCTGATTGCACACTTTGCTGGCTACTCCGACGCCAACAATTTCACCGTTAACGCCGCTGGCGAACTGGAGGTAACCTTATAATGCCAACCCTCAACCTTGGCCGAGTCCGTTTCAACTGGAAAGGCGCCTACGATGCGCTGACCCCATACTTGGTGTATGACTGCATTGAAGACGATGGCCAGTCTTACACCTGTATCGCAGCCATTACCGGAACCAGTCCAGCCGATTCCGGGGGCGCCACCTACTGGTCACCCATGCTGGTTCGCAGCGCCGACTACAACCAGGCCCGCGCCGACGCTATTGCAGCGGCCACCGCTGCCGGCGATAGCGCTACCGACGCTTCCGGTAGCGCCAACACGGCTTCAGGCGCTGCCACCGCAGCTTCCGGGTCTGAGTCCGCTGCCCGGAAGTGGGCCAGCGAGCTGGAAGATGTAGCGGTAGAGACGGGCAAGTATTCCGCCTTCCATTACATGCAGAAGGCCGCTGCTTTTGGCGATCCGAACCAGTTCAACATTACCGCCGATCAGACCGCCGACACACGAACCACGGCGGCGTGGATGGCGGCCCTACTGGTTGCGCAACAGAAGGCTGGCGACAACGCCACGGCTATCAACAACAACGCCACGGCTATCAACAACAACGCCACGGCTATGTTCGTCAAAGGCGATGGAGCGCAGCCGGCGTGGACGATGCCCACCACCTCGACCCTGCAAACGGCCAGCATCATCACTGTCGCTGTCGGCTTAAACGCCGTCCAGGTAGCTTCCGGCGCTATTATTGCGCTTCCAGCCCTGTTGCCCGGCACGGACTATTTCATTTACCTGGCTTCAGATGGAAGCCTGCAGGCGGCGGGCGCTGATGTCGCTCCGCCTGCCGCTGAGCGCCTTGTCGGCGGCTTCCATGTGCGTGACGGCGACGGCGAGATTAACCCGCGTTCTCTATGGGATCTGAACTGGCGACCACAGGCAGGCCCTCGGGGCATGGCACTGTCCATCGACGGCAGGGTCTGGGGTGACATCTATCTGATGGACACTCAGTACGGCGTAAACGGGTACAGCCGTAATGGAGTGACCATCGCGGACGGGGGCAGCCTCCCTGTTAAGCCCTCCATCTACGGCGGCAATGGCACGGACGCCTATACCTCAATGAGCTGGTGGGTTGCTGTTGATCTTGCTACCGCTGCGGGTAAGCGCCTGCCTTTCTACCAGGAATTCACGGCGATGGCCTACGGCGTTGTTGAGCGTCAGGCTGTCGGCACTGATCCGGTCACTACCCAGCACCAGGCCGGCCATCGCTCTGCCTGTGGCTGCGAGCAGATTACCGGTGTGTTGAACCAGTGGGGCGCGGATATCAGCGGCACCTCCGCCACAGGCACATCCAGCTGGCAGAACATCGCAGAGGGCAGGGGCGACGTTTATACGAACTCCATTCGATCGCCGCTATTCGGCGCGAACTGGTACGACGGCTCCAACGCGGGTTCTCGAGCCTCGAACTGGAGCAGCTCGCCGGACGGCTCCGGCAGCGACGTCGGCGCACGCGGCGTCAGTGACCACCTGAACCTGCAAGCGGAGCGATAGCGACGTGAAGACTGCAGCACCAAGGGTAGAGGGCCTGGCAATCGTTGAGCGGTACGATCAAACCGTCGATTATCTGTACCCCATTCTCCAAAACATGCCCCGGAGCCATAGTCGGTACCGGGACTGTTTACTAGACGCGCTGGTTCACCTTCCGGGGATGATCTACCGCGCGAGCAAGTCAAGCCAGGTCAGTCGCATCCGGGAAGTGGACGCGGGCCTGGCCGAACTCCGGTGGCTGCTGCGATTTGCAGCGTCACCCAAACGCAAGTTGATTACCCAACATCAGCATGAAGTGGCTTCAGTGCATTTGGCTGAGGTCGGCAGAATGGTCGGCGCCTGGCTGAAAGGCAGGGGCTGAACATGGGTGGTGCACGGATCGATCGCCGCTATTCGGCGCGAACTGGAACAACGGCTCCAACGCGGGTTCTCGAGCCTCGAACTGGAACAACACGCCGGACAACTCCAACAGCAACATCGGCGCACGCGGCGTCAGTGACGACAGGCAATCTTCCCGCCGGCATGGCTACGGCCTGCCGGGGCGACCATATGTGTGGTCAGCCGTGCACCGACCTCCTTCGGGAAACACAAGACCAGGTTCGTGAAACAAGGCGTAGTGAGGCCTTCGGCCAATATCGAGACTTGCGCACGGCACTTTTACCAACAACGACCGGCTGTCAGCCGGGCAAGGGAACCGCATTGGGTCAGCGACACAGGAATTTGATCGCCAAGATTACAGCCCCGGAAAATCTACTGAGTGCTTACCACAAGGCGTCAAGAGGTCGCAGAAGCTCATCCGGTTACTTGAATTTTAAAGAGTATGAATCTGCATGGCTGGCCAAGTTGCGCAGCAACATCCTGGACCGTACCTACCGGCCAGGCGCGCCGCGTGAGTTTTGGGTGTACGAGCCCAAGCCCCGACCCATCACCGCCGCGCCGTTTCAGGACCGAGTGGTACAGCACGCTCTGTGCAGCGTGATCGGCCCTCTTTTTGAGGCTGGCATGCTGCCCCAGTCATACGCCTGCCGAAAAGGCCGAGGCATGCACAGCGGCGCCATTCACACCCAGGCGATGATGAGGCGGCTGGCCGGCCAAGGCGAAACGGTGCACGCCTTAAAGACCGATTTCTCAAAATATTTCTACAGCATAGATCGCTCAACACTGTGGCGCCGGATAGATGCAAAGATCAGCTGCCGGCACACCCAGTGGCTGATCGAGCTATTCACACCCCGCACGGGCGTTGGCTTGCCGATTGGCAGCTTGACCAGTCAGCTTTGGGCGAACGTGTACGGAACGATCGTGGATAGATTTCTAGCCCAACAAGAGGGGGTGTCAAACTTTGTGAGGTACATGGATGACATTGTAGTGCTCGGCACTGATGTGGATCGACTCAAGAAGTTGCGCCACAAACTGGGCGAGTTCTGCCTTAGCGTTCTTGGACTAACCTTCAGCAAGTGGTCCGTCACCCCGGTATCCGCCGGGGTCAACTTCCTCGGGTATCGGATTTTCCCGGAGTACAAATTACTAAGAAAAGACAGCGTTCGCCGGGCAAGGCGAAAGATCAAGTCACACACTCGGGCTGGTGACATGCGAGCCTTGCGCCTATTTTTGGCAGCCTGGCTCGGTCATGCAAAGTGGGCCGACTCCCGCAACCTGATCGAATCACTCTCCCGCCTTCAGCGGGAAACTTTGGAGGATCGCTATGTTCTCGCATGATAAAAGCGCCGGCGCGGTTGTATGCCTGGCAGACTACGACCGAATTAAGCGCGGAGCCGTGGTTCCGAGTTCAAACGAGCTTTACGCCGACGTTAAAGCCTGGCTCGCAGCAGGCAATGAGCTGCTGCCATTCGACGGGTATCCAGACACCCGAACGGCGGAAGAGGTGGCCGAACAGACTCGCGCATCGCTGACCGATGTTGTGCAGAGCCTCCTGGATGCCAAGGCGAAGGAGCGTGGCTATGACAGCATTATCAGCCTATGCACTTACGCCACCAGCACCAACGCCGAGTTTGCCAGCGAAGGGCAGGCAGGCGTTCAGTGGCGGGATGAGGTGTGGGCGACGTGCGCCCAGCTGCTGAATGATGTTACGGCGGGCCTACGCCCGATACCCACTAAAAGCGAACTGCTGGCCGAGCTGCCGGCACTCGTATGGCCGCAGTAACCGCACCCCGGAGGTGACACCAGATGGCAACAGATAATCAGACAGACCTTGGCAGCGTGAAAGTTGACGAGAGCATCACCGGCGCCGGACGGCTGGACAAGATGCTCAAATCTGACTCGCCGCTGATGAAGCGGGCAGAGACACAGGGCAAGCAGTACGCCAACACACGAGGCTTGCTGAACAGCTCCATGGCCGCCGGCGCCTCACAGGGCGCAATGATTGATGCGGCAACACCCATTGCTGCGCAGGACAGCAACAACTTGATGAGAAGTGCCCTGTCCGGACAGCAGCTCGACCAGGAAAATCAAATGGTCGACACCAAAGCCTACGCCAACATGCGCGGCCAGTTCCTGGACTCCACGGCCAGCATGATTAACGAATCCAACATCAATATTTCGGAGATCCAGTCCAGCCCGGACATTCCGGCGGCGGAAAAGCAAAAAATGATTAGCCAGCAAATCGCTATGCGGGATGCGGACATGGCCGGCCTGGAAGCGCTGTTCAAGTCCCAGCCCATGTGGGAACAGAACTGGGCCAACCTGTAATGTCGCTGCGGCGCAAGGAGTAGTGTATGGAGTGGATTAACGATATTGCAGAAGGTGTATCGGGAGCCTTTGTAGGCGCAGCCACATACCTGAATGAGAACGAGTGGGCGGCCAACGCCCTGACCGGCGCAGCAACCGCCGGGGCCGGGTATCTGGTGCAAAAGGATCAGCAGAAGGCCACCCGTCGAGAGTCGGATAAGGCCTGGGAGCGCAAGGTATCCCTCTCGCAAGCGCCGGACATAGACATGAATCAATACGACTGGTCCGATCTGTCCAACGGCAGCCTGACCGACGGCGGCCTGATTGCAGGCGGCATGAATAAATAGGAGGCTGATATGGGCATGGCAGACAGTGATAATGCCGGCGGATCTGGCAACACTGGCGGCGGATCGTCCAGTGGCGGAAGAGGTGGCGGCAGCGGTGGCGGCGGTGGCGGCGGACGCAGTACCAACAGTGGCGGCCGGGACACGCCAGGGTCGCCGAATGCGGCGGACGGCCGGCGCGGATCATCCATGGGTCGGGACGGCGGCGTTGCCGGCGGCTCCACCGGTGGTGGCGGGGCGAGCAGGGATACCCCCGGGCCAGTTGACGCCAACGATGGCCGCCGGGGCTCGTCCATGGGGAGAGTGGGTTCCCGGGCCAGCGCAAACGGCTCCACTGCGGCCGGTCGGGCGAGATCTGCTTTTGGCCGACATGCGAGCGAGGGGCTTTACGGCGAGGGTGAGAGTTACAGCCTCGCCAGTTCCCTGAACGAAGATAAGCTGGCCGGCGCCTTGTCACCGAAGAACATGGACATGGCGATCGGCATGACTGAGGGGCGCCAAAAGGAAGGCCTGATGGGCACCTTTGGCTCTGTGATCGGCGCTACGGCCGGTCGCATTGGCAGCGCGCTGGGCCTTGATGGCATACCTGGCGTCGGCTCGGTGGGCAAAAAGGCGCTGGGCGCACTGGCAAGCACCGGCATTCCAGACAACCCCGAGTCTTCTTACGGCGCCGCGGTGGCTGATAACGCCATGGCCAACACGTCTATGCAAAGCGCCGGTGCCGCGATTGCGGGCCTTTTGGGAGGTCCGGCCGGGGCCATGGCCGCCGACGGGGTGAATACGGCCATGAGCCTGAGCAGAACGTCTGACATTGCCGAACTGGGAGAGGGCTTAACGTCGAGTTCGACCACCGGCTCAGTCGCCGCATCCGGCACCGTCGGCGGCGGCACGCCTGGCACGGCGCGGGACGCCATGAACGCTCGCACCACCCAGGCAGCGGCCATGCCAGGACGTCCAGCGTTCTCCTGGTCCCCGGTGGACATGAACGAATACAGTCGCGGCCTGATACGGCCAAACATGGGTTAGAGGTTTACGTTATGGCAGGTCTAATTTCACAAGCGCAGCAGCAACCCCCACAGGGCGGGACGCAGCAACCACAGCAGCAACCCGCACCCCCACAGCCTCAACCACCCCAGGGCCAACCCGGGCCGCAAGGGAAGAAGCCACCACAAGAGCAAAAAGAAGTCGCCAGCCAGGAAGCCTACGACGTGGCTACCGGCCAGATGCTGACTTTCGTGTACGACAAAGACGGCATCGAAACCCTGAAAAGCTCCGTGGAAGCCACTGGCGACCCGCAGCAGGCCATGGCTCGGCTTCTGGGGCGATTGCTGACCATGACGGTGCAAAGCGCAATGATGAGCGGTAAGCGCATCGCCCCGGACCTGATCTTTCAAGGCGGAATCGAAGTGATTCGCGCTATCTCCGAGGTGGCCCAGGCACAAGGTTTGATTGACCCGGCGCAGGAAAAGCAGCTGGCCGAGGCGGCGTTTTTTGATGGCCTGGCACTGTTTGCCAGCGAGGCGCAAGAAGATGCCCTGACCGAAGGTGAGCGCCAGCGCTACGTTGAACTGCTGGACATGATTGAAGAAATGGAAGCTCAGGGTGTCGGCGCACCGAAAGGTCAGTCGCCAGGGCCGCAATCCGCACCCCAGGGCCGCCCGCAGCCAGGTAGTCCGCAGCAAGGCAGCCCACAACGGGGCGCCCCACAGGAGAGACGCACATGAGCTTAGGTGGATTATTGGCACAAGCAACGCTCGGCGGGGCCGCAGGCGTCGGCAAGGGCATTGGTGACCGGATTCGGGCCGACGCCCAGCTCAAGCGCAAGGAACTCCTGGCTGAAAAGCAGACCACGGAAACCATGAAGCGCCAGACGCACAACAGCGGCCTCCGGCGCGAAGAGAACACGCAGCAGCACGGCATGACCCTGGATCAGCAGACCGCCCAAAACGACGACGCTCGCGGGCGCATCGAGCTGACCGACGAGCTGGGGCAGGAAAACTACCAGGACGTGAACGACGAGAGTGGGAATATCATCGGCCAGCGCGAGACGGACAGCAACCGATACGAGCCTTACGCCACCGACTCCGCCGGCAGTGATCTGTCCGACCTTGGCAAGCTGCGCATTGAGACGCTGAACTCCGAGATTGAGGCCATCTACAAAAGCACGGCCGATCTGGGCGGGGTGATGAGCCCGGAGGACGAGGACCGGCTTGGCGTTCTGACGCTCAATCGCAACGCTCTATTGTATGGGTCCAAATTATCGGACTACACCGGCGAAGGCTCGGGTGATCCGGCGGCAGGCGGCGAGGCATCAGCGGATCCCGCGGGCACGTCAGAGCCGAACAGCTTTGAAGAAGACGTTCAGCAGGAAGTTGATCGACGTGACGCCAAAGGCAAGGACCGAGATCTTGGAAAGAAAATTGAAAAGATCCAGGATGACGCCGAAAAAGCCCTGAAGAGCCTCACCCCGAGGCCAAAATCCGGACCTATGGGGCGGCCAGTGGGTGGCGCGAATCAAAATCGCGTGTCGCCAGAGACGGTTGCCGAAGCCCGGGATACGCTGGCTCGGCTCTATCGGGCCACCGCCGACGAAAAGACTTACAATGCCATGTCGGATCGCGCAAAGACCCAGCTAAAAAGCACGGTCCTCAAACTTGAGGCGAAGCTACGTGAGCAGGGCAACAATGCACCGCCACCTGAAGCGCCAAGCAACGAAGGGAACCCCGACCAAGAAGCGACCCCGCCGGGTAACGGGCTCACGTCTTCCGAAATGAACTACAACCCCAGTAAATCCGATATTTACCCGCAGGCCAATGCGTCCGAACAGATTAGCCTGAACAGAGGATTGCTGCAGCGTCGATTCCCCGACCAGTACGGAGAGGGGTAGGTCGCACCGAAGCAGCGCCGCAGCCGTGGCCCCATCGCTGAACCTCGCGTGACGTGTCACGGTTATTTATTCGTTTTGTCGGGAGACAACGTCCAATGAGCCTTCTCAACCAGATCCGCAGCAAGAACCCCGCCCTCGCCAGCAAGTCCGACGAAGAAATAAAGTCAGACATTCGCAAATTTCCAGAGTTTTCCACCTTTACAGACAGCCAGTTTGATCGGTTCGTCACGGGAAGCTATGGGCAGGATTCCGGCAGCGACAAGCCAGACAGCGACAGCACGCCCGGCTTTACCGGTGGTCTGGCCGCAGGCGTGGACCAAGTGCAGGGCATGGGTGGCGGCCTTATACAAGCCGCTGGCGCCGCCGTTGAAAGCGATGCCCTGTGGGACTTCGGCAAGGATATGTACGAGCGAAACATGGCCGAGGCGGGTGAGAACGCCTTGGACTACGGCTTTACCGACATTCGCGGGGCCGGCGATGCCTTTAACTGGGCGCGCTATACCGCCGGCAACCTGCTACCAACGCTGGCCGTGTCGCTTGCAGGTGGTGGTATCGGTGGCGTGGCGGGGCGTGTACTGGCGGGGGAAGTGGCCAAGCAATCGGCCATAAGGGCCGGTCAGGGCATTGGCGCGATGCTCGCGTCATCCGGCATGGAAACTGGCTCAATCATGGGCGAGACTGAGACGCTGGACGTCTCCCTGGCGCACGGTGTATTGGCGGGTTCTTTAGACGCTCTGCTACCGTTCCATTTGCTGCGCAAGGCAGGCGCCGGCGGCGTGGCCGACAGAGCTACCGACGAGATCGGGGACAGCGTTTTACGCTCCCTGAGATCCACGGCTGCTCAAAGTGGCCGCGCAGCCGCCGGCAAGGGCTCACTGATTGGGCTGATTGCCGAGGCGCCGACCGAAGGCCTGCAGGGTTTGATTGGCCAGCACGCGAACTACTGGGTGGAAAATAACGGCGAGTCGCTGCTCAACAACTTGAGCGAGGTTGACTGGAAAGCCGTTATTGACGAAGCCGCCGCCGGCGGTCTGATGGGTGGCGGTCTTGGTGCGCCGGTTGGGCTCATTGAGCGTGGTAAGGCCCGCTCTCAGGTAGCGCGCATTGATGAGGCGAAACGGGCCGCAGAACAGGAAGGCGGGGACGCCCTGGACCAGCTGCGCGCCGCTCAGGAAGCCGAGCGCCGTGGGCAGTCAGAGGGTGATATCCCGACGCCACAGCCAGGCGACATGCCCGGCGATTTCAGCACGCCCTATGACGTGCCACCTGTACCCAAAGGCCTACGAGAGCAGGACCGCCCTGCCGGCACTGTTCGCGACCTTGAATCAGGTGGCGCACCCCGAGTGGTGTTTGATGACCAGCCAGCCCCAGCGCCATTGACGGATGAGCAAGAGCGCGCCCAGTTCGGCATGACCCGCGCCGAGCTTGAGGCCATGAGAGATCAGGCGCAAAACCGCACGCAGCCGGCCGAGGATCCCGCCCTTGCCGGGCGATCTGAGAATGGTCTGACTGGGGAGGGGACCGGCGTTTACCGCGTGCCCGTCGATCAGCTGCAAGTCGATCCCGATCAATACCAGTTCCGCAGCCGCATGAATCAGTCCGGTGTAGACAGCCGCCTCGATAGCGTGAAGAAGTGGGACGAAAACCGAGCCGGGGATATCCTGGTACATCGCCGCAGCGACGGCTCCCTGTTTGTGGCCGATGGTCACCACCGTTTGGATCTGGCGAAACGGCTTGGCCAGAAAGACGTAAACGTGCGGATCCTGGATGAAGCTGACGGCGTCGACGTGCCCGGTGCCCGCGTTGAAGCGGCTATGGCCAACATCGCGGACGGCAAGGCCGAGCCTTTGGACGTTGCCAAAGTGTTCCGCGATATTGATGAGCCGAACAAGGAGATCCGCAAAAGCTACAACCTACCCAATAAGCAGGTCACACTGGACGGCGAAGCACTGGCGAACTTGTCGGACAATGCCTTTGGTATGGTCGTGGCCGGGCAGCTGAGCGAGAAGGACGGCGCCGCCGTGGGCGCAAACTTTGAAGGCTCAACCCAGCAGGAAGCCGCCGTTCGCGCTTTCCAGAACATCACCCCAAAGACCGCCTCTGAGCGACAGCTCCTGGTGAACGAAATCCGTGCCGCCGGCTTTGCTGAGACACAAGGCAACCAGGGCGGCCTGTTTGGCGACGATCCCGCCGAGATCAGCTTGCTGCAAAAGCGCTTGTCTGTGCTGGATTCTCTGCGCCAGGCGCTGGCATTCGATAAAAAGCTGTTCGGAAGCCTGAACAAGAACGCCGGCCGGGCCGGTGAAGCCGGCAACCAGATTGCCACCGAGGCGAACAAGGACATTACCGAGGAAAGCGCCAAGGCGCTGGACATGATTAACCGGGTATCCACCACCCCGGCGCTGAACGACATGGTCAACCGTGCTGCCCGCCGTCTGGTGGATGGCGAAAAGAAAGCCCCGGTCGTGCGCGACCTGAAAACGGAGTTACTTGCTTATGAGCAAACCAACAATCAGTCGGGAACAGTCGGAACGGGCCGCCAAGGATCTACCCCTGTACCTGGCAACCAACCGGCTACTGGCCAGGGGCTGGGACCGGCAGAAAGTGAAAGAGTACCTGGACAAAACGCCGCTGGAGCAGATCAAGGCGGAAAATCGCAGGGCGCAAGAAGCGAAGTAGCCCCAGACCTCGACCTCGAAACACAGACCGAAGGTGAGCTATCCCGCCGGGACCGGGTTCGCCAGCAAGCCGAAAAGGCAAAGACGGATCAGCGCCGCAAGGATGAGAAACGCGAGCAGGCCGACGCCGAAGCGGGCGACTTCACCCTATCTGGCAGTGACAGCGCTGTGGATAAGGCCGAAGCGCGTGGCCAGGAAAATATGTTTGACGAGCCGGGTCCAGGCCGCCGACAGGACGAGGAAGGCCGCCGTCGCGTCAATGAGATGACCGACAAAGAAATGCGCAAGGCGCTATTAATAGACGCCCTAACGGGCCTTGGAAATCGTCGCGCCTATGCAGAAAATGAGCGCAAGCCGGTGCAGGTGTCTGCGGATGCCGATTCGCTCAAGTGGATCAACGACAACATGAGCCACGGCGCAGGCGACAAAATGCTTGAAGCCATTGGCCGTGCATTTAAGGCGCAAGACGCGGACGCCTACCACCCGAGCGGTGATGAGTTCTGGCTACAAGCAAGGACCGAGCAGGAAGCCGAGCGCATCATGCAGGCGGTCGCGTCTGACCTTGAAGGGGCCATTATTGAATTTGAGCTCCCCAGTGGCGAAGTTATCACCAAACGCGGAATAGGAATTAGTTATGGGACAGCAGGAACGATTGAAACGGCCGAGCAGCGGCTCCAGGAAAACAAGTCCGAGCGCGAGCGCACAGGGCAGCGCTCAGGCCGTGGCGAAATCCCGCCGGGCGTCACCCGCCGCGACCCCGGAGTTTCTGGAGAGCTTGCCGGAGAAAACCAAAGTCCTCAGAGTGACGCTGCCGAGCGACCGGGCCTCGATCCAGCCGCGCTGACGGGCAAGGAAAAGCGCAAGGCCAAGCTGGAATCCCTTCGCGCCGACGCTGCCGAGCTGGGCATTGATGGTGCCGGCAAGAGCCGTAAGGAGCTGAAAGACCTTATGGCCGAGTCGGCGCCCGCTCAAGAGCCCGCACCTAAACAGAAGCCTGAAGCCTCGAAAAACACCATTGTCACCGACGACGCCGCGGAAAAAGCGCGCGCCATACTGAAGGCCAAGCTGGGCCAGATGAACGCCGGCCTTGACCCTGAGATGTATCAGGCCGGCATCACGCTAACGCTGTACCACATTGAGAAAGGCGCCCGGACGTTCAGCGCCTACGCGCAAGCCATGGTCGCCGACCTTGGGGATATGGCAAAACCGTACCTGAAGCAGTGGTATCTGGGCGCCAAGTTCGATCCACGGTCCACCGAGATGGAAGGATTGGACGGCGCCGGGCTGGTGGAAGACGCTCGCATTGACGACATTTTGGCCGAAGGCGCAGAGACTACCCCGGCAACTGCCCCGGACACTGCCCCGGTAGCCGATGAGACACTGTCCGGTGTGCTGTATCAGCGCCTTGATGAAATCACCGATAACCGTAAGCTGAAAGCCGTTGTCGCCGACTACCTGGGCAAGAAGCCCGCAGACGTGACCGACCAAGAGATGAAGCAGGCGCAAGAGGCGCTGGAGGGCGCACTGGTCAACCGTGCCCGTGACATTGTCCAGCGCGATGCCAGTCGTTCAGATCGTGAGGTCTTCGACGAGCTGCAAGCCCTGTACGCGGCACAGCCCAACCTGAACGTGCGCAGCTCCAGCAGCATGGAGCGACAGGCGTACAGCACCCCGGCGCCGCTGGCGTTCCTGAGCTCGCGCCTCGCGGGCATCACCGAAGCCACCACCGTCTATGAGCCCACCGCCGGCAACGGCATGCTACTGATTGGGGCGCCAACGGATAACGTCATTGCTAATGAGCTGGACCCAGGCCGCGCCGCGTTGCTGGAAATCCAGGGCATTGAGGCGACCCAGGAGGACGCAACCACTTTTGTACCGGGCGATAAAGTAGACTCGGTCATTATGAACCCCCCGTTTGGGCGATTGAAAGACGAGGACGGAAACGCTAAACCTGTCAAGGTGGATGGCTATACCATCAAGTCCATTGACCACCTGATCGCCGCAAAAGCCCTTGAAGCCATGCGCGACGACGGACAGGCCACCATGATTATCGGGGCCAGCAAGGCGGCCGGCGAGATTGGCGCAGCGGATCGCACATTTTTCAATTGGCTGTACCGAACCTACAACGTGACAAGTCACTTTGAAGTGGACGGCGACCTATACAACCGACAAGGCGCCGGATGGCCGGTCCGCGTCATTACCATCAACGGACGCAAGGCCAGCAATCAGATCTCCCCAAAATCGGGCGTGATCGAGCGGGCCATGAATTGGAGCGAAGTTTATGAACAGTACCAGCGCGGTCTGGCTGCCCAAGAATCTGACGCCAGAGGGTCAACAAATTCTAGCGGTACCGACCAGCAAGACACAGAAAATGGACCGATTCCTGCTGCAAATGGCGATCGCCAACAAAATCGTCCGGATGGCCCAGCGAGAAGAGCTCGAGGACGAGGACGTGTTGGAACTGCTGCAGATGGACCCGGAACTGGCGGCGGCAATCGGACCGCTGACGGAAACACGACCGATGGCGGAGGCCTTGTTAATGGCGGACAGTCTGAACAATCTGATATTTCAGGCCGACCTGACGAGCAAGCCGACTCGCGAGCCTCAAGCGCTGGAGGATCTGGAAGCGCAAACACTGGAAAGCTGGGTGTCAAGTCTGCAAAGGGTAAGCCAGGGGAGCTAAACGGCTCGGATTTCCAGGCCCCGTACCAGACGCTTAGCACCGGTAAGAACGACAACGTACTGACGCCCAATAACATGGCTTTGCCACTGAGTCAGGCGCTGTCTGATCTGGAGCAGTCCGTTGGAAACCTGGATACCTACGTCCAGGAGAAGCTTGGCTACGACACCATCGCTGAAATGCACGAGTCGTTCATGGGCCTGCAGGTGGACGCCGTCGCGGCATCCATCTACAACATTGAGAACAACAAGGGCATTATCATCGCCGACCAGACCGGCGTGGGCAAAGGCCGGCAAGCGGCTGCGATCATTCGATACGCCCGCCGGGTGGGGAAAACCCCGATCTTTATGTCTGTATCGCCCAACCTGTTCTCCGATATGTACGGTGACCTGAAGGATATTGGCGATCACGACGTTAAGCCGTTCGTAGTGAACGCCGGCGAAAAGGTGACCTACAAGGAGCGGGAGGTTTACAAGGCCCGGGCGAGCGGCAAAAAACACAGCGCCACACTGCAGGCCATGGCGGCAACCGGCCAGATGCCGGCGGATACCGACACCCTATTCCTCACTTATTCACAGATCACGGCCGATAACCTGCAGCGCAAGGTTATGAAGAAAATGTCTGAGAACGCCATATTCGTGCTCGATGAGGCGCACAACGTCTCCGGCGCTCGAAGCAGTCCGATTCCTGCAGCCAAGGGCGGCGGTGAGCGAGTGACGGCGGCCGGCTTCATGTTTGAGCTGATCGAAGATAAGCCCGTGGTGTACCTGTCTGCGACCTTTGCCAAGCGCCCCGACAACCTCCCGATCTATTACCGCACGGATTTGTCAGATGCGGTCGATGATATTTCTCAAATAGAAGACGCGATGGCGTCGGGCGGGCTCCCCCTGCAGGCGGTAATCTCCAACATGCTGGCCCGGGCTGGGCAGCTGTTCCGCCGCGAGCGCAGCTTTGACGGTATCGAGATCAACACGTCCATCGACACCGACAATACAAAGGCCCACGAGCGCCTGGCCGATACCGTGGCCAAAGGCCTGTCTGCTATTAATACGGCGGACAAGCTGTTTCACAACGTCGCCATGGAAGGGGTCAAGGAGGCGGAAGAAGGCGCGGGCGGTTCTGCCACAGGCGCCGGCAATCGCGCCGGCAACGTCGATCACGCGAACTTTTCCTCGGTCATTCACAACTACATTGGCCAGTTGCTGCTGGGGCTGAAAGTGGAGCGGTCGGCAAGCCAGGCCATTGAGCTGCACAAAAAAGGCGTTAAACCCGTCATTGCACTCGAAAACACCATGGGCTCATTCTTGTCACAGTACGTCGAGGATATGGGCCTGAGTGTGGGTGACCCCGTTGACGCAACGTACAACGATATTCTGCTGCGGGCGCTGGATCGCAGTCGCCGGTACTCGCGCACGGCGCCAAACGGCGACAAGAAAGCCGTTCAGGTGAGCCTTGGCGAGCTGGACCCCATGACTCGCAAAGCGTATCTGGAGGCCCAGAAGGTCATCGAAGATCTGGATATTTCCGATATACCCATTTCACCCATCGACCTTATGCGCTATCGCATGGGGCAGGCGGGCATGAAGGTATCCGAAATCACCGGGCGCGACCTGACGCTGGACTACAGCACCAACCCGCCGACGCTGGCCAAGCGTGATTCAAAAGAGCAGAACGACAAGCGCGCCACCGTGGACGGTTTCAATTCGGGCCGGCTCGATGCCCTGGTACTGAACATCGCCGGCTCCACCGGCTTGTCCCTTCACTCCGCGAGCAAGTTCAAAGACCAAAAGCCCCGTCACATGATTGTGGCCCAGGCGCCCAAAGACATTAACATTCTGATGCAGATGCTGGGGCGCATTAACCGAACCGGCCAGGTAGCGCTCCCCGAATACACCATGCTGGGCCTGAACATTCCGGCGGAGAAGCGGCCCCTGGCGGTCACGGCCAAGAAAATGAAGTCGTTGAACGCCAATACCAGCGCCAACGATAAGTCGGATACCAGCGTTGACGCGCCGGACTACCTTAATAAATACGGTGACCAGGTAGTGGCCGAGTACCTGCAAGGCAATCCAGAGTTGGCGCTTGAGCTGGATTTGGTGATGCCCGTCGCAGACAGTGGCGCGGAGATGGGCGCTCAGCCGGGCTTGGCGATGAAGTTCACCGGGCGCATGGCTCGGGTACCCGTTGAGACGCAAAAAGCCGCGTATGACGAAGTCGAAACCACTTATGCGCAGCTGGTTGAGTACCTGAACAAAACCGGCCAAAACGATCTGGACCCGCAGACCCTTGAGCTCGACGCCAAGATTCTGGACTCCAAGGTGGTCTACGAGGGCAAGGATCCCACCACCATATTCGGCGGTAATACGACGCTTCACAAAATCGACGCCAAGTATTTGGGCAAGCCACCCACGGGCAAGGACGTGCGCGACGAGCTCGCCAAAACCTTAAAGAACACCACGGAGGACGCCTACGCCGCAGACTTGATGGCACAGCTGCAGGCCAGCACCGGTCCGCAGATAATGACCGACCGAGCGCAAGAGCGGGTTCGTGAGCTGGATTCGACCATTCAGACCGAGGCGGAAAAAGACGGCCTGCAGGACGGTACCGCACAGGAGATCGCTGAACAGGCCAAGCTGCGCGATGATGCCGATATTGCGAAAAAATACCTCGACCTGGAGGGCCGTCTGCGCGATGCCGTGGGCGCTGAAAAGATTCTGAGTGCACGGCTTCAGGACTCCCGCGACCGCACGACCCGGGCCGTGAACAGCACGTTCAAGGTGGGCGAGCGGGTAATGCTGGACCTGCAAGACGAAGTCGTGACCGGCGTTGTCACTGAGATAAAGATCAACCCGAAGGGCAAAGGCGACCCCTACGCCCTGTCCAAAACCCGCGTGTCGTTCATGGTCAACAGCGGTGTGCGAACCATCGACGTGCCATTGAGCAAGCTCAAAGAGTCAGGCGCCATCTACATGCAGCCGTTAAAGCGCGGCACGGATGCCGACCTGGATAAGATCTTCAAGGGCCAGGGCTCCGACGGCGATATGCGCGAAACCCGGTTCGTGGCGACCGGAAACCTGATTGCAGCGGCAGCGGACAGTTCCATGCCAGGCCGCATCATTGCGTTCACCGACAGCACGGGGAAAACGCACCAGGGCAAACTGCTGCCGCGCCGCTATGAAGATGAGAATTTTGACGAGGCTGGAGCCGGGCAGTACATGGTGCTGCGCGATAAAGCGGTCTTGGCCAAGTTCCTGAAGAACAACCCGGACGACATTCGCCAGGCCGGGGGCGTGTTCGACCCCAGGCAGCTTGTGCGCCTCATTCCGAAGGCAAACGGAAAGTGGGCCGTCACCGTCGCCAAGGCGAACAAAGAAGAGCTGGCCAGGAAAGTGAAGTTTAACCAGCCCCTGCTGTCCGCCATGGGCATGGAGTTTTACGGCAGCGGTAAAACCATGGAGGCCACCTTCAGCCCGGACCGGCTAAACAAGGTAACGGAGGCGTTGGCGAGCATAACCCCGCTGAGCGCACTCCCGTCACTGCGCAAGCAATGGGAGAAAGCCGGGGGCAAGACCGCGTCCAAGGCTGCTCAGACCTTTGACGACAGCCCCGTCGACAACCGTTCTGGCGATGTGCCTGCGTTCAGCCTCTCCAGCCAAACCGACACCGACGCCTTCCAGAAATGGTTTGGTGGTAGCAAGATAGTGGACGAGAGCGGCCAGCCCCTAACGGTCTACCACGGCACGAACGCCACGTTTACCGAGTTTAGCCGCGACCAGAAAGGCAGCAATACCGGCTGGGAAAACACCAACCTTGGCTTTTACTTCATTGCCGATCGTAATCTTGCGCAAGAGTTTGCCAACGAGTCGGGCGGCGATACCGTCATGGACGCTTACCTGTCCATTCAGAAGCCCTTGCGGCTGACGGCAAAAGACCTGTTCAGCAAAGAATCACAAGCCAGCACCGTTTATGAAGTCATGACCGGTGAGCGCCTGAGCAATTCGGAGGCACTGGATGCCATTAACGAGGAAATCGGTTTAGGCGAGATGGCCGAGGCCATGAACTCCCTGGCCACCGACGACGCCAAGGCGATCATGGAGCGCGACGGCTACGACGGTGTGATCTCTGATTATGGTGATGGCACGCTTGAGTACGTCGCTTTCAACCCTGAGCAGATCCGACTGGCCGATCAGGAAGCGGCCACCGGCGTTCGATTCTTCACGTTCTCAGGCAAAGAGGGCGCTGATGTGCTGCGCTCTGACTTGAGCAAGGCGGTGTCTAACGTGCCCGAGCTCGCCAGCACCAATGTCATAGAGTCTACGGATCAACTGCCCAAGAAAGCGCGGGACGAGATCAAGGCGAGAGGCATTGACCCTGCAAGCGTGCGAGGCCTCTACGTTGACGACCAGCTGTATGTGGTTGCTGGCAATATTGAGACGATCCAGGACGGCATCCGTGTCGCGGTCCATGAAGCGGTAGGCCACAAAGGCATTCGCGGTGTGCTGGGTGAAAGCCTGGATACCGTCATGCTGCAGCTTTACCGGAGCCTGCCGAACACACCCGAGGGCCGGGCCGCACTGGACGAAGTTAAACGCGAATACACGTTTCTGGATCCAGCTCAGCGAGACGATCGCATTCAGATCGCCGAAGAAATGGTCGCGCACCTGCTGGAAAAAGGCCACCGACCGAAAGCCTGGCA